CCTCGTTGACTGATAGGGGTTTAATGTCTAGCCTCATCAAATATTTCCCTTCTTCATTGCTGAATTCATAGAACCGTCACCACCTCTACTTGGTGACGTGAAATTGTGGGAAGTTGCACTGGACGATAAACTTGTAGCGACAATCTTTGTGCTCGACGTTTTCGCTTCCGCACTTCCAGCATGGTTTTAGTTCATATTTCATTAATTACCTCAATATCAACACATTCAAGCAGACACTCTTTTGCATAATCTATGGCTTCATCCATATCTAGTTGGTTATCAACAATACATGCCGCGATCTCTTCAATCGTCTCTAGGGTTATTTCATATTTCATTTTAAAATTCCTTAGTTCATCATAATTTACTGAACAGATTTAAGCTGCTCATCTAAAAGTTCATCGAAAGCCCGCGCAAAAATAATCATTGTTTCGCGTTGCTTATCATTACCTGATGTTAAATCTGTTTTTATTGCTGGCTTAGATACGTCAAAAACGTTTCTTTTTAGGCGCTTGCTTCTCGTCCTTCAGTGTGCACAGGTGCGAGGCATGTGCTTGATCTGTCTCAGAAAAGTGTCCATTACTCCATTCCATGTAAACCGTTCCGGTGCTTCCATGCCTTGCTTTAGCAAAAATAACTTCCGCAATTCCCCTTGATGGCGTGTTCTCGTCGTAGACCTCCTCCCTGTACGGGTAAATGATCCAGTCTGCATCATCTTGCAATCGGCTAGAATCTTTTAAATCGCTGGCTAGTGGCCGCTTGTTAACTCTCCTTTCAACATCCTTTGATGTAATCTGCGCAAGCAAAACAACAGGCGTTTTAATATCTTTTGCAAGTTGCTTCAGTCTTCTAGAAATATCACCGATCGCAATATCATGCCTATCGGCTTTGCCCGTCTTAATCAGCCCAACGTAATCAATACAAATTAAATTTGTCTTTGGGTATCTAGATTTATGATCGACTGCTTTTGCGTATATCTCATCCGCTGATAAACCCGCTTGGTCTAAAACGTGGAACTGCTTATCTTTAATCACGTCCATAGCGTTGCTGAAAAGCCCCCATTCGTGGTCTTTCATACCAAGTGGACTCCTAGCACAAGATAGCGGCAAATTCGCCTCTATGGCCACTGAGCGCTCAATTAGTTGATATTCATCCATCTCCATCGAGAATACCAGAGCACCTTGATCCTCATTTGATGCCCCAGTTACTAATTTCATCATCAATTCAGTCTTACCCATACCCGGAGCACCAGCTACGATAATCAAGTCGGTAAGGTTGAATCCATGCGTTTTTTCGTCAATCGCATCTATTCCGACTCGCAAGCGCCTTTGCTCTTCCGCGCCGTTGCAGCGATCATCAACTATTTGAACATATTGCTCTAGAATTTCTCGCGCCAACCTTGGCTTTTTGTCGTCAGTTTCTACGACTAAGTTTTTTACTACAGACTCGACTTGTGTAGCTATGTCGCCGATCATCGACTCATCACTGCATTCATCAATTGATTTTATCGCTCTAGAGAATTCATTTCGCGCATTGCGTAGGTAAAAACCTTGTCTAACCTTCTTCCCATAAAATTTAACTAGTGAGGCATGTCCGGTTGAGTTCTTGACCATTTCAGTAACGCCGGAAAGGTCAATGCCTGTTTTTTCAGCGATTGAGATAAAATCGAATTCTAGACCCTTCGAATACAAGTCACGTACAGCGATAAACATATCCCTGAACGCTCCAGTGCAAAACATTTTAGGTTCTAGCTTGCCAATAACTTCGATAACATCCGGAGTAGCTCCAGCAGTCATTAACGCAGAAAGTAACTCAGACTCATAGCTGTAGTAGTTCATTACAGATTTTCCTTAACGTTTAAAAAACATTTTTCACTGACAAAATACTCAAATTTACAGGCGTTCCAGTTCTGACCTGAACCATCATTTTTCGGCCGCTTCTCAAACATCCATTGGCAGTCAGGGAGGTCATTCATGTATTCTAGATAGCTTTTAAATTTATCGTAATCAAGATTGAAGTCAGTAAAGAATTTCCGCACCAATTTTTTTCGCTTGTCAGTCATCTGAGCGATGCAGTTAGCTTTCGTCAGTGTGCTATTAAAAATTTCTTGGATGGTTGCATAACACAACGTGTTATTCCCTTCCTTAGTTTCTAGTTCTTGGTTATTAGTTATTGGTTTATAGTTAGGGATACCTGTTGGTTTCGAGTCGGATTCCTCTTGGTTACCAACTGGAAACCCAGTCGGTTTTGTTAAGTCTTTGTTTTTTGGGCGTCCTCCTAATTTTGCGTTTTTCTTATTTCTATCTGACATTTTTTGGTATTCATTGATAAGTTTGTCACAATGATGATGAATCCACCCTTCCTTTGTCTTAGTGAAAAATTCCTCAAGTATCAAACTAACCGCTTCCGATTCGCCAGCCGCTCGCAACTTTCTTAAAACCAAGTTGGTTTTGAGTGGGATTGGCTTTTCTGTGTCGTAGTAGTAATTTATCAGGCGAAGATAAATTCCTTCTTCTTTTAGAGAAAGGTGGCTTGTGTCTTTCGCCCAGCTAGCCACATTGAATTTGTAGTAATGCATAGTATATAATAACCTCGCATGTTATTTGATATGATTGCCCTGTTTGCAGCAGGGTTTTTTTTACTTACCTAGGTTTGTTCTTAGTTTTATTTTTCGGATAAACTAAGAAGATCTAACTCAATGCCAAGCCTGTAATTAAGCTTGATAAGTTGGTCAATTGTGAACCGTCCAAACTTTGCATTAAGTAAGTCACTAACTCTTGACTGACCAATGCTGCATTTAACTGCGATTTCTCTTTGTGTCAGTTCATTTTTAATCTTGTACTTGGCTATGTTGTTCATCAGCTTAGACTTGATTGATATAATTTTATCTTCAGATTTCATACTACCTCCCTATCCAATAACTTAGATAATATACAGAATTTTAGATAAAAGCAAACAAATAGCACCTGTTAGGATGCTATGTATTGCGCCTCACAAAAATCGTTGTACATGTTTCTAGCTCGACTTCTCCAAGCTAGCGCCAATATTGATAAACTCGTCTTTAGTAAAATGACTCTTGCGCTCGATGCGGTTGAGTTCTTGAGCTAGCCAACCTTTTGCAAATGGAGCATGAAGGCCGCCTATGCAGATATTTTTAACGTTCTCGCTCTCCGTTCGGCTTATCACTGACTTGAGCGTATGCTTGATGGCTTTGTTAGGCTTAGACTTGTTAAACTCCACAGCAAGTTGTATGCTTAGAAGCATAGAGACATACTCAATAGCCTCACGATCTTTTTGTTCATAACTCATCTCGATATTCATAATTACTCCTTAACGTTGATGTTAGCCCCCGTAATAGGGGCTTTTTTTTGTTAATTAAACGCGTTTTCAATTACCAACCTCACTCCAACAACTGGCATATCGTATTTATCCGCCGTGTCGTTCGCCGCCTCAAGTTCGCCATGCGCCCATGCTACGGTATGGAAGTAATAGCCAGTGTTGTAATTAACAAGAGTAAGTTCATATTGACGTAGTTTATCCATTTTATTACGCTCCGTTTGCGAATTTTCTACCACTTGGTATTGATTTGATTAGCTCTAGGAAATCGCCTTTTATTAGCTTCATATTATTTAATCCACCTTATTTCCTTTATTGTAAAAACGTCTCATTGATTCAGTTTGATCGATAGGAACCTTAGTTGCCACTTTGTCTCTAGCTGATAACTCTCTAGCTGCGAGCTTATCTGCTTGCATTTCCAAGGTTTGAACAATCAATTCCTCAGTATCTCTAACCTTTAGGTCAACCCCGAACTTCTCTTTCATGACTTCTGCTAAATAAATATCCATTTTTTTATCTCTTTTGCTTGACTGTGTAACCAATATAGTACTATTGTATGTGTACAGTCAATAACAAATGAGGTTCATATGGAAAAAAGACAAAAGAAATTTTACTTACTTCCTAGCCTAGCTAAATGGGTAGAAGATAAGGCAGAGAATGAAGGTGATTCAGGCAGTGCCATAGTAGCGAATTTAATAAAGAAGGAAATAGATCGTGAGAAAAGAAGATCTAAGTAAGCAAGAGTTAGCGTTTTTTACGGAGTGCGCATTGCTTGAAGGTCTGACACTCAATGAATGGTTAGTAAAAGAGGATTTCTAGTGAGCACTTTAGTTAATAAGTTAATAAAAGTTCAGTCTACTCTTAACGCGCCAAAGTTGCAGCGTAACAACTTTGGTAAATATAACTACCGTAGTTGTGAAGATATAATGTGCGCACTTAAACCGTTGCTAGCTGCTGAAGGTTTACTGCAATTAATTGATGATGAAATCGTGCAGGTTGGTGATCGATTCTACATTAAAGCAACCGTTACTGTTACTGATGGCACAAACACAATAGCAAAATCTGCGTTCGCTAGAGAGCCTTTAACTAAGAAAGGTATGGATGACGCTCAGATAACAGGCACAACTAGCTCATACGCTCGTAAGTACGCTTTAAACGGTATGTATAACATTGATGACAATAAAGACGCAGATACTAACGAGTATCGCAATCAAGCCGCATTAAAAGCTAAGGAAGAGGTAAAGAAGGTGGTTATTGACTTCTGTCCAGATGAGGTGTTAAGGCAAGGCACGGAAGCAATGATAGAAGGTGATTTCGAATCAGTACAAAATGAGTTTGGTAAATACTGGAAATCACTGAAAAATTTTGAAACGCAACAGCAAAAACTTAAAGAAGTGTACGAACTTCGCAAAGAAGAATTAACCCCACAAGCCTGAAAGAATGGCGGAACTAGATTAAATTGGAGTAAATAACATGGCTAAAGTAGGCGTGAGCTTAAAAATAAATGTTTCTAATATTGTTAAGTCTAAGCTATTTAAAGGTTCAAAAGGCACATACCTAGATGCTCAGGTGTTTATTGATCTGGATGAGCTAGATCAATATGGAAATTCAGGAATGATTACACAGCAAGTATCTAAAGAAGATCGCGAGGCTGGTAATCAAGGTGCAATCCTAGGCAATGCAAAAGTATTCTGGAGTGATAACGGTAATGTGCCGCAACAAGGGCTGCGACCGCAGGCTAACCTACATTCGCAGCAACCGCAGCAAGGGGCCGATCAGTTTGATGATGATATCCCATTTTGACGGTAAATCCATTCTAAAAGTTTGATAGTAAATTTATTTTAAAAGTTAACTAAGCAATGGCGGCCACGGTCGCCTATAGGACAAAATTATGATGAACAGTTTATTTAGCAGCAACGATTACAAATGCGCAAACTCAGACTTATATGAAGGCCAAGGTAAGATCTGGGAAATCGCAGAACGTAACAACAAAAAGCAGAAGCAAGTTAATAAGAAGCGTGTTAAGAAGTGTGAAAGAGTAGGTTTGCTATGAAAGGCTTCGACATGTTTATATCAATCATCGCAATGCGCTGGTATCACTGTATCTTCTATCACTAGACAAGGGTAAGTTTAGATGCATTGAAACCAACAACACGGTTGCACAGTGTGCAAGTTTACACCGTTGGGAAAAATCGGCGGTAAGGTTTATAACAACTGGCAGCTTAATAGTGATGCTGTTAATAAAGCATCGACGAGGTGGTATTTATGAAACTATCAGATTTAGAAATTCAGATAAACGGTATGACCAAGCAAATGCAAGCCCGTGAGCTAGATAAGCAGGTGCATGAGTCAGGTGAATGCCGATGCAGTAACGTGTTAGGTTGCCAAGGTCACGTTAGGGCGATCGACGGGACAATGACTGTTATACAGGCGCAGTTGACAGCACTACACGGACAGCGGGAAGATTTAGTTAAGGAGTTAGACCAATGAACGAGGCAAAGAAATTTCAACAGTTTAACAATTTATACGGTTTAACCCGTAAACAGCTAACACACGAGAAAGCGTTGAACACCGCGAAACTCATTATGCAGGAGGTGGTTGAGTTCGTCGAAGAGTTCTATGAGATGAGTGCAATCGAGACTGATATGGTTGGCGGTATCGACTTCGTGCTTGGTAATAAGATTGAAAAACCTAACCTGAATAATGCATTTAAGGAACTTGAAGACGTTCGTTATATAACAGGTCAGCAAATGACTGAACTTGGTGGTGACGTATCCGCCATCGGTGATGAAGTCCACCGTAGCAACATGAGCAAGTCAATCAGTGCTGGTGATGTGGTTAGAGAGATTGAGATAGCACGTGCACGTTACCCTTCTGCTATTGACACTACTCAAGATTGTGAAGTGTTCGTGCTCAAGTGCAGTGAGACAGGTAAGGTTATTAAGCCTACTATCTACTCTGCTGCTGTGATTACTGATGCGATGATTGGTAAAAATTAATGCAAATAAATTATTGACTCTCACAATGTGTAGTACTAATATAGTTACAAGGTTAGAGATGTAGAGACACATGAAAAAGTTAACAACTTTAAGTTTAATGATTGTATTTGTTATTTCTTTTCACGCTGTAACAAATTTTGGAAATTGCAATGGTACTCGCTATGAATACTCACAAATGTTGAGGTAAGTATGGAAATTAAAGAAGAAAATTTTAATTACTCAAATTTAAATGAATTGATTAAAGATTATAACCATCAGGACAAGGTTAGATTTGCAATTTACTGCGCTGAGTTAGTTATTGATATTTATGAAAGTAAGAATGATAGTAAAGAGTTTAGATCAGCAATAGAAGCAGCTAAGGCGTGGGTTGAATCACCTACAGAGCATAACCGCAAAGCTGCTCTTGATGCTGCTGTTCGTGCTTCTGCTGCTCGTGAAGCTTCTCCTATTGTTAGTGATAATGCTGCTGCTAGTGCTACTCATGCTGCTCATGCTGCTGCTTTTGCTGCCGCTTTTGCTGATAATTATGCTGCTTATGCTGCGGTGAATGCTGCTTGTGCTGGTGGTGATAATATAAAATCTAAAATTATATCTTGGCTTAGCAAGAATGATAAAAAAGAGGTTCAAGAGTATAAATACTCATATCAAATAACATGCGCTGGTGAAGTTGTTTTTGATGGAACTCTAACAGATGAGCAAGCCAATTATGATGATGTGTGGATTAATATAGCGGTTGGATCTAGACGTGTTCTACAGAGTCGCTATGACAAACCACTAGGGATACAACTTGTTATTAAATGTAATGATTAACAATTGAACTGTTAATAACTTTAAGTTTAGTGATTGTACTTGTTATTGCTTTTCACGCTGTAACAAATTTTGGAAATTGCAATGGCACTCGCTATGAGTGCCCACAAATGTTGAGGTAGGTATGGAAATTAAAGTAGAGAATTTTAGTCACTCGAATTTAATAGAGTGGATTAAAGATTATAGCCATCAAGACAAGGTTAGATTTGCAATTTACTGCGCTGAGTTGGTTATTGATATTTATGAAAGTAATTATGATAGCAAAGCGCCTAGATTTGCCATAGAAGAAGCGAAGCATTGGGTTGAATCACCTACAAAGCAAAACCGCAAAGCTGTTTGTGATGCTGCTGTTCGTGCTTCTTCTGCTGTTTATGCTGCTCGTTCTGATCTTTATGTTGTTTTTGCTGCTGCTGATTCTGCATTTTCTGCTGCATTTTCTGTTGCTATTTATGCTAATTCTGCTGCTACTGCTGCTGTTTCTGCTGCTGAAGCTGGTGGTAAGAATGTAAAATCTAAAATTATATCTTGGCTTATCAATAATGATAAAAAAGAGGCTTAAGAGTATAACTACTCATATAAAATAACATTCTCTGTTAAAACTTAAACCGCCAATTAAGGCGGTTTTTTATGGGTAAAAGAAAAGGCGATATATGCGCCTTAGTTGATCAAGGTAGCGATAAAATACAAGAGAACTACCGCAAAGCCTAGAGTGATTAGGTTTTCTTTTTTACTGTACATATCATTCACCTTTGTAAAAATTCCCCCTATTTTTTTAAACTTAGTCTTGACTTGTATAAAATTCAAACTAAAATGTATGATAATCAGACAGAAAAGGAGATAATTAGCATGATGATTTCAACAAAACTGATTTACATTTGCACGCTGAATGATGCACTTAGGTTTTACGGTTTCAACAAGACGAAGCTAGCCAAAGATATAAAGGTAAGCCGAGATACACTTTATAAATATCTTGAATCTGGTGATGATTACTTTTTACAGGTGATCATAAAGTCTTGCGGCGGTACAGATTTTAAATTTATCAATAAAGGAGTGAAGTAAATGATTGTATTCGGTTTAGACAACACACTCAGGGATTTCAGATGTGGTGGTGAATTTGTACCTACTGACACAACTAAAACTGAGAACTGGAACGACTGGCAGATATGGGCCAACAATAACGGCACATCAATCAAGTAGACTGTTGAGTTTTATGAGAAGTGTATTGATTCAAGCAAAGCAGAGGAAAGCGAAAGACGGGCTTTACCACTCGTGCAAAGACTGCATTAACGAATACAACCGAATGCGATTTAAGATAAGAAAAGAAGCTTTGAAACAGTAAAACAAGCCCCTCGCGGGGCTTAATCATTTGTTCTTGTTGCCGCCTGTTTTCTTCTTGCTACAGCTTTTCCAGTAGTTTGATGCAGGAATTTTAACTCTCCGAGTTTAAGTAATAACTATCCCACTCACCAGAACCAAACATGCCAGAAATACGTTTTGCTCGGTTTGGCGTTTGGCTAGCCCATTTAGAATCAAGCGCATGATTTTTCATTCCTTCCCAATCGTGAGCAATAGCAGCCGATAACATTTTCTTGAACTGATTAACGCCACTAATACCCAGTTGGTAACTCATTGACACCAATCCAGCATATCGCGCCGGGCTATCCATGCAAGCCGTTAGCGCCAAATCGAGACTCATTTCTCTTTTCATGCTGGCAATGCGCATATTAATAT